TTGCGAGGAAGGTCTCTCACTTGCGCCCACCTTAGGTGAACGAGGAGAGGTCGAGCCGCCTTGAGCAATGATCTGTCATAAAAGACATTCACCGCCGCCGGGACTTGTGTAGTGGTTGTATCACTCATTTCTCGTGTGTACTAGAGATTATGCCCTCTAGCTTGGCCATTAAGGAGAATGTGAGATGACCACAATCTCCGCTATTAAGCTTTGAACTTACCTGTCCTGACATCGTGCTGAAGTGTCTCCAACTCGGCATCAGTCACCTTGTTGATCTCTTCAGGAGAAGGCATACCGCTTGATCTGCCCGAAGATCTCTTGGAGTTACCTGCTCCACGCACTTTTCCGGCCTGTTTGTCAGCAATACTCTTCTTCTTGGCTCCGGATGCTTGCGCAACCTCGAAGGCAAGATGATGGAATATCACTGCCGGTGGAACGCCTTTGTAGGCAGGATGCTTCATGTAGACACGAATAGCTCGGTCGTACTTTTTGGCATCTGGTTCTGCGCCATAAAGGTCTTTCAGGTCAGTCTCATCAGCTCCCTTGGATATATGATCCAAAACAGGTTTAAGAGCTTTAGCGACCTGCTTCTGAACGCCAGATTTGGCTTCAGGTGTAAGGTCATCGTCATCATCAGAGGTATCATCTTCACCATCGCCTTCGCCCTTGCGGAGCTTGTCGATAGTCTTATTCTTGCGAGCAATGATATTCTGCTGATCGAATAGCTTACGAGTAGGAACAACAGGTTCGGCATCGGCATCGGACTTTGAAGACTTCTTGCCTTTAGAAGATGATTGACCCTCATCTTCTTCTCCGTCTTCTTCAGAGTCATCAGACTCCTCACCTTCGGCTTCTTCCTGATCTTCATCAGAGGCATCGCCGTCTTCTCCTCCTTCATCTTCAGACTCGGTGTCGTCAGTGGATGTGTCTTCATCCTCTTCAGTCTCCTCGTCTTCAATGGTTTCGTCTACATCTGCCATGATTTTGTGGATTAACACGGCTTCTCTGCAATGGCCTCACAGAGCATGCCGGGCGGAAATAATGTTGAGTCCGGACTGGGACTCATCTCTAGGCGACAGTGCCAGAAATGAGTCTCACTCCTCGACTTTCTCATGTATCCGTGTCGGGAGTATTTTGAGCGTATGGATCAAAGTTGGTGGTCTTGCTATCAGGAGATGTGAGCCAAGACTTTATATTTTGAGGAGTATTCTTGAGCTGTTTGAGATACTTGATCTTTGCCTTCACAAGCTCGTTCTCTAGCTTATATTGCTCCGCAGGAAGGTTCTTAAACTCTTCGTCATTGGCGGAGTTCTCAATATGCTCAATACTTTCGTTGAGAGCATCTACGATCACTTGCCAGAAATCACCCTGCACCCCTTGATCAAGGATGGCTTCTATCTCTGCCGGCTTCTTTGTCTTTATATTGCTCATTGTGTTTGTGTGGCCGGAGCCGGCTTATTATTGCCTGCCTCACCTCTATTGGCCGGAGAGGTAGGAAACTGCGGTTGCTGTTCGGGAGGGAAGAGATCTGGTCTATTCCTTCTCAAGAGCATGAGCTGTTTATGCCTTCTGACATGAGCGAGAGTGGTCGGGTTCTGATCTGCCTTGGCGTGGATCTCAATGTGAGTCTTATGATCATCCTGCACATCGATCTTCGGAAGATTGCCCTTGTTGAGCGACTGGTTCTCGTCTTCAGCATGCAACTCGTCAATGGTGGGAGGGAAGATCATGTCTAGCTCTTCCTTTGGCGCACCGGTGAGCCGACCGAGCTTCCGTAGCACAAAGCGCCTGTTAGTGTTTGGATCTTGCAGAGCGAAGGATGCAAACTGACTGAAAGACTGCTGATCCCTCAAGCGCTTCTGCTCCGATATAACCTTAGAACTTATTTTAACATCAGGGTCAATGGTTGCAATAATGTTATCCCTACTCAAAGGCCTCCATATTGGAGCGAGAGCGCCTTGGATGCGCACGACCTTCTCATCGATCTTGTCTTTGAAGAAGATCTTGTAGTTCATGTACCAGAGTCTCCAGAACTTGCCCTCGGAGATACCGAAGACTTTGGCGCTCATGGAGTACCGAGTATCCACCTTTGAGGATACAAGCTCAAGCTCTCCAAGAGTTCTCTGTGAACTAGAGACCTGACCTTGCTGTATCTCTGGCGTTGCTGTGGCTCTCTGTGCGGCGGTATCGAGGATCTCCATGATCACTGATACATAGGCGTGAGCATTGGACTTCTGCACCGGCTGTATAGCATTGTCGACACGGCCATCTACTCCGATGAACTTATTGATCTTGAAGTTTAGATCATTCTTATTCTTAATGCGTGTCTGATCGAAGACATAGGTCGGAGTAACTTCGCCCTTGGCACTGATCATACCAATATTCAAAAGCACAGCTCTTGCTCTCTGCTTGTCTTCAGTGAGATCCGGGATAGATACGCCATCCCAATCTTTGGCCATAGGATAAAGCGCACGATCTTCGATAGGCCACTTGCCGTTATATTTTTCGAGTCTCTCAAAGCGTACGATCTTGGATCTCTCTTCAGCGAGAGTAACGAGGATCTTCTTGCCCTTGAAGTGCGTGTACCACTCTATCAATGGAAACTCGTAGTTGCCATACTTGGAAAGCATCTCGCCTCTCTGTGGAAAGTTCTCACGGCCTTGAGCTTCATTGCGAGCTTGCTCTACTTCTCGTGTGAGAGAGTTGACCTCACCGCCCTTCTTGATGTTATTGATATTGAAATAGCCGGGATGATCCCTCATCTCCCAATAGGTCATACCGATCTCACGACCACCAAAGCGCATAGATCCACGGCCTCTCATGTCGCCATTGACTGACTTGGCGTTAGGATCACGAAGCCATGTGGCCGCATCGATCACCTCCGGTATAGGAGCCATGATGCCTTCAGAGCGCTCGAAGTCCATCTGAAGTGAGAGACCACGGCCGAAGAAGCAGGCATCCCAGTTCCAGTCGTAGTCATGCTCTGCTTTCTGCATGACTGTGTAATCAAACTCCGAGAGGTAGTTGAGGTTCTCCTCGATGTCCTCATCACCCTTGCCTCCTCTGCCCTCCCATTGAACAGCAAGCTTGTCATCCCATAGTGCGGCGAAGATAGTATTGAAAACAGTGAACATCAAAGGATCTCCGACAGCTTCGGGATCTCTCTTCTGATTGTTATATAACTTCAAGCGCAAAAGGTTCTGCTTCCTCTTGGCCTCCATAAACTTATAGGCAATATCATATTCCTCGTTGACCTGCTTCACGAGGCGCTTCTGCTCTCTGGCCGAGAGCTTTTTCATAACAAAATCCTCCTTGGAGTCATCATACTCCTCGTATTCAAGCTCTTCGTATGCGATTTGATCTAGGTCTAGTTGAGCCATGATGCTTATTTATGCTTCGGCGCTACCCCTTCCTCCATCTGCACGACCTCTCCGTGAGTGAGACACATCCAGTAGAAGCTTCCATCGACCTTATTTTCTCTGGTCTGCCACTGGCATTTATCTTCACCCTGTTCTCTAGCCAGTGCCTTTGCTTCTTGTGCCTGCTTCTCAAGCGGATCTTCTTTCTTGAAGTTCGGATCACTGATCTTATCAATGACCTTCATTGCCGAAGAGAGAATGATCTGCTCTCCTTGCTCTAACTCGTGTGGAGAGTATGGAGTCCTGCGTAGTCCTATCTTCCAGAGGATCAACCGGAAGATCCGTGGTTTGTATGAAAAATGGTGCTGATAGATGTCGCCACCTTCAGCGAACAAATACTGAAATGTTGTGCCGAACTGCATCACATAGATGAAGCGATCCTCGTACTTCATCTTTCGCAGACATGAGATTATCATCCCTCATCTCTGCTAGCTGACAATGCCTCTCCTTGATAGTTACCGAACTCTTTGTCGGTCATCTTGGAGATGTCTTTGGCCTTGCCAACAGCGTATGCAACTACTTCAAGAGATGCAGATGTGTTTGTGTTGCCATCTCTCTCACTCTGGTTCTTGCTACTCAAGTTCACCTCGATGACCATCTTGTAGTTCTTACCGGTCTCCCAATCTTTGATCTCCGGTATCTGTTTGGAGTTCACATGGAAGGAAGGATACCAGTAAGGTACTGGATCTTCATCCTTCATATAGGATGGCTTCTTCTTCTTAACTTTGATGGGTTTGAGGTTAGGCATTTTGAGGAGCATTAGTGCCGTGGGAGGAGCTGACAAACCTTGAAAGTAGTGCTTTTATTTTACTCCACATACCAGAGAAAGTCGATTTGAAAAAGCCAGTTATCCCCACCTTCTGATTTTTCTTTTTCTCGGAGAGAAGTTTCTCTGTCTCATTGATCTTTCTGACCTTGGCTTGAGTGGTCTGCTTTCGTGAGAGTAGGAGATTTCTACGATCCAGTCTCTTCTTGGCTAGAGATTGAGTGTGGCGAGTGTGCCATGCGCTGTTTCTCTTGGATTGTGCAATGCCTTTCATCATGGCTATTTGTTTTTCTTACTCAACTTTTTAGCTCGCTTCAGAACTCTCTCTTTGGCTACATTGGCCATAAACTTCGTCTTATAGCCCTCTGTAACCTTGCCGGATATATCAAAGGCCGGAACATTGTCCGGGACTTTCTGACCTTGCTTGATGGCCTTGTAGTCAGCATCAGCTCTTGCACGCCTGATGTTAGAAGGAATAGACATGGCCGAACCGAGAGCGTTACCGAACAACTTGCCGGCTTTTTTTAGATTTGGCTTGTAAGCATCAGAGATTGACATAGATATATTTTATCACAAAAAACTCATCCTTTGGCGTAAGGATCGAAGCTTTCATTGTGGATAACGCTGATCTCATCCGGTGTGCCTCCCGGAGTACCATGTCTGAACTCATACGGCACAAACCTTGGCTCGTGAAGAAGCAGGCGATGGAGGTTCTCCGGCTGATGATCGTTCTTGTCTCTTGGCGTACCTTTGGACTCTCGATCATCCGCACTCTTGCCCTTGTATTCATCCCAAACATACTCGGTGAGCTGTTTGATCGTAACAGGGCAAGTATCAAAGATATAAAGCTCTGGTGGAGTAACCATCTCACCTTTCACTATCTGGTACTTCAGAGCTTGATTGGTGCGCTTAATCCCGGCCATGAGATCTTTAGAACCCTTGATGAAGTGCATACCTAGATCGAAGAGCTGTGAGCCGAGAGACTTTTTCTCTCTGTGCTGATCGTCATTGAAAGCTGAAGGATCTATGATGCGATCCTCCATGCGATACTTCATCTGCTCTTCAAATGCTGTCATACGAGCTTTGAGGCGCTTTGGTAGTCCTTCGCTCAAGATCTCTCCGGTGATATATTTCGTGCCTTGCTTGTCGACACTCAAGTACATCACATGATCTTGCACTCTTGGATGAGGATCAAGAGCGACATAGGTTGTGTAGTCCATCTCGTTGAGAGGAAAGGCCTCGATGACATGGATCTTCTCGTTGAATGAAGGATGCACCTGTCCGAGAAGGTGGCCGAACTTACCAAAGACACGAGCTTGTCTTTCGTTGTCCGGGTATGAGTCGGCAATGCGCTGTATATGTTTATGCTCGAAGACTCCTCTCACTCCATGGATCTTGCAGTTATCTTCCGCTTCAGCATGCACATAATCAAACTCCTTGGCGTGATCCTTCATCCAGTCCTTGAGCCAAGCAGAATGGTAGAGGGGCGTATAGGTCATGATGATGATACCTCCCAAGCGCAGACGGGCGACAGAAGCGAGGAAGATGGCCTTTGGTGGCGGTTCATCGAACCAGATGAAGCCAAGGTCTACTGACTCAAACTCCTTCACCTCCTGCTCGTTCGACATGATGTCTATATCCCATCCGGTATTGGTATGAAACTTTGATACATAGTTCTTGCCTTCCTTGGCAGTCTCGTAGTTGGCCACAGGAAGCTTCTTGCTCTCATTGACCGGAAACCACTTTTCAAGCTCCGGCACGATCTTCTCTTTGATAGTTGTCGGATCAGAGACTATACGACCCTTCT